AATTCAACAGAAGAAGAGATGACTTTGTTGGAGTTCCAAGTTGATTTGGACTTGGAAGGCTTTGAGCACAAGGATGAAGACGGCAAAGAGACAGGAATTGCCTTGCCTTACATCGTTACAGTGGATGAAACCACCAATGATGTAGTTGGTGTTCGCCGTAACTGGGAAGAAGGCGATGACCGCTACTGCCGCAAACAGTATTACATCCACTATTTATTGGTTCAGGGCCCCGGTGCCTATGGTCTAGGCTTCTTACACCTTGTTGGTGGCCTAACAAAGACATCTACCTCTGCTTTGCAGCAGTTGATTGACTCTGGCACGCTATCTAACCTGCCTGCAGGTTTCAAAGCCAAGGGCGCACGTATCATGAACGATGACGTGCCGTTATCTCCGGGTGAATGGCGCGATATTGACGTGGGCGGAGCGGACCTACAAGCTTCTATCTTGCCTTTGCCATACAAAGAGCCAAGCCAGACGCTATTTGCGCTCATGGGTGCCTGTGTGGACTCTGGCAGACGCTTGGCCAGCATCACAGACATGCAAGTGGGCGACAGCAACCAAAATGCCGCCGTTGGAACGACTATCGCACTGCTTGAGAAGGGCAGCGCGGTCATGTCTTCTATCCACAAGCGCATGCACTACAGCCAGAAGTTGGAATTCCAACTTTTAGCCAAAGGTTTTGGCGAATTCTTGCCTGATCAGTACCCGTATGACGTCCCCGGCGAGAGTCGCATCATTAAGAAGAAAGACTTTGACGGCCGCGTCGATGTTCTGCCTGTTTCCGACCCCAACATCTTCTCTGTGGCACAGCGCATCACCATGGCGCAGACACAGTTGCAATTGGCACAAAGCGCACCGCAGATGCACAACATGCATGAGGCATATCGCCGCATGTACGAGGCAATCGGTGTGCGCGACATTGATGATTTGCTCAATAGCACCAACGTGGACAAACCAAAGGACCCTGCAAGCGAGAACGCACAGGTCTTGGACGGTGTGGCGCTCAAAGCCTTTGCTGGTCAACAGCACGATGCACACATCATGGCTCACTTGATGATGGGCCTATCGCCTTTGGTCCAATCCATGCCAAACGTCGCTGTCAACTTGCAAAAGCATATCTTTGAGCACTTGAAATTCAAGGCGGAAGAGGATGTAGAAGCCGAGTTGTTTAAGCAGTACGGCACGGACCCAGATCGCATCATTTCTGCGCTACAGCGCGAAGCCATGGTTGCGGTCAAGACTGCACAGTTTTTCCAAGAGGTTAAGCAACAGCAAACCGAGATGATGGGCAACCAAGAGGACCCATTAGTTGGTTTGAAGAAGCAGGAATTGCAGCAAAACGCTCAACGCGATCAGCAACGCAATCAAATCGATACTGCCAAGCTGCAACTCGATCAACAGCAAGAAGCTGCAGACCAACAAGAGGCTTCGGCCAGACTACAGCTCGACTACCAAAAGCTTGAAGCTCAACACGGTACAGAACACAAGAAAATGAATCAACAAGGAGCGCAACATGCCTCGCAAATCGCCCAAACCGCAATCCAACACGCCAGCCAAATCGACCAGCAAAATGCTGACCGGGCAGCCAAAACGTACCAAAGCTCCCAGCCTACAACCTGACGTTAAGTACGTTTATCGGAAAGATGCGTTCAAAAAAGTAAAAATTGCGTAGAAACCCGTGCATAATGCACGCATTGCCTACAGACAGGGCCCCATCTGTCTGCTTCATTGGAGTGATCCATGCTTGAGTTTGTTGAGAATCTGCACAAAGCCATTCGCGTACTAGAGCGCGATACGCAGGACATCGTCACTGCGGGTAAGGTGAAAGATATGGAGCAGTACAAGTTTTTGATGGGCCGTCTTGAGGGCTACAGATTTGTGAGAGAAGCCGTAAATGGTTTGTTGAACAAAAACCCTGACCTACAAGAGGAACTTAGATGACTGAAATGACTGCACTAGAAGAGAAATGGGCGATTGAGGAGGCTGAAAAAGCCGCCGCAGCCGTCGCACAGGCCACAGCAGATGCCTTTGCTGTAGCAGAAGCTCGTAAAGATCACGATGAGCAAGTCTCGAACATTCGAGAACACTTGCCTCAAGCCACAGGCTGGCGCGTGATTGTCCTACCGTACCGAGGTGCTAGAAAAACCAAAGGCGGTATTGAATTAGCCGATCAGACCCTAGAACGCCAACAATTGACCACTACGTGCGCGTATGTGTTATCCGTTGGCCCGCTTGCCTATAAGGATGAAGCGAAGTTCCCCACCGGTGCGTGGTGTAAAGAGGGTGATTGGATTATCTTTGGTCGTTACGCGGGTGCGCGGATGGCCATCGACGGCGGCGAGATTCGCATCCTAAACGATGACGAAATCTTGGCGACGATCAAGGACCCAGAAGATATTCTGCACATATGAGGTAAGCAATGGCAACACTAATGAACGACGATCAGTTGGAGTTTGACTTAGGGGCCGATGAAAAGGCCACTGACGTCTCTGTCCAAAATGAAGTTGATGAAAAAGACGGGCAACAGCCCCAAATAGAAACCCAAGAACAGCCGGAACAGGCCAGTAGGTCTGAGCTCGAGTCTGTCAATGATGCGGTTCAAAAACGCATCTCTAAACTAACAGCTCGCATGCGCGAAGCCGAACGCCGTGAACAAGCGGCTTTGGAATACGCAAAAGGCCTGCAAAACCAAACCCAAACACTGCAGCAAAAGCTTGTACAGACCGACTTCAGTCGCCTGAACGAAGCCAAAGCACGTTTGGACACTCAGCAGACTTCTCTACGCCAGATTATTAAGAAGGCACGTGAGGAGAATGATATTGATACTGAGACAGAGGCACAAGAACGCTTAACTAACTTAATCCATGAGCAGCGCCAAGTTGCTGGGTGGTTGCAGGATCAGCCCCAAAACAATCAGCAACAGGTTCAACAGCAATACACGCCTGAGCCGCAGTATCAACAGCCACCACAGCAGCAACAGGCTCCCCAACAGCAGGCTAGACCACCTAGTCCTAAAGCTGAAGATTGGGCGGCCAGAAATACTTGGTACGGCAAAGATCGTATGCTGACCTATGCTTCTTGGGGCATCCATCAGACATTACTTGAGGAAGAGGGTATTGAACCCGATTCAGATGAGTACTATACTCAGCTAGACCAAAGACTTCGTGATGAATTTCCGAAGCACTTTGCTGACCAATCCAGACAACAGCGTTCCGCGCCTGCTGTTGCCCCTGCAACCCGTAGTTCGGGAATAAATAGTGCGCGCAGAACTGTCCGGTTATCGCCGAGTCAGGTTGCTATTGCAAAAAAACTGGGCGTTCCTCTCGAGGAATATGCCAAGTACGTAAAGGAGTAAAACATGAGCAAAGAACTTACTATCGATCGCGCATCCCGCAATACGAACACTCGTACGAAGGATGAACGACGCAAGCCATGGGCACCCCCTTCACGTCTTGACGCGCCTCCTGCCCCTGAAGGTTATGAGCACCGTTGGATTCGTGCAGAAGTCAACGGCCACTCAGACAAACAAAACGTCTACTCTAAGTTGCGCGAAGGTTATGAACTCGTTCGCTTAGAGGAAGTATCTGAAGAATATCAGGACATGCTTCCTACAGTAGAAGAAGGAAAGCACGCTGGTGTGATTTCTGTTGGTGGTCTCTTGCTTGCAAGAATCCCCAAAGAAACCATAAAAGAGCGCGCTGAATATTTCCGTAAGAAGGCTCAGGATCAGTTGTCGGCAGTAGATAACGAGTTAATGCGTGAAAACGCACACTCTTCGATGCGAATCCAATCTCCAGAGCGGAGCTCGCGCACAACATTCCGTCAACCGCAAGGTTGATAACCACAACTTGTAGGAGCTACAAATGGCAAACGTAAATAAGCCTTTTGGTCTGCGTCCTGTTGGTAACTTGTCAGCCACTGGTGCTCAAAAGCAGTATGGCTACTCGATTGCTAACGGTCAGGCCGGAGCCATCTATCAAGGCGACTTAGTCGTCGTATATGATGGTTATATCATTAAGTATGATGCCGCTACACATGCCGCCCCAACAGGCGTCTTTAATGGCGTTCAATACAACGACCCAACCCGTGCAAATAAGCCAACTTGGAAGAATTACTACCCCGGTAGCATTACGACCGAGAACGGCATCATTATTTGTGAAGTGTTGGATGATCCAAGTCAACTGTTCTTGGTGCAAGCGGACGGCTCTGTCGTTGCAGCTAACATCGGTAAGAACGCTGACCCAACTGCTTCCACTACTGGTAGCACAACTTCTGGCGTGTCAAACGGGTCTTTGGGCTCCGCTTCTATCGCCAAAACCGCCGCATTGACATTCAAGATTGTTGGTATCGACACATCTCCTGAAAATGCATTTGGCACCTACGCAGTCGTAGTTGTAAAACTTAATCAACACCAGTACGGTAGCGTCGGTGTTGCATCTGACGGAGCATAATCATGGCCATTACACGTTCACAACTAGTTAAAGAATTGGAACCCGGCCTGAACGCTTTGTTCGGTTTGGAGTACAAACGCTACGAAAACGAGCACGAAGAAATCTTCTCTATTGAGACTTCTGACCGTGCATTCGAAGAAGAGGTTATGTTGACAGGCTTCGGCTCTGCTCCAGTGAAAACTGAGGGTGCTGGCTTGCAATATGACAACGCTATCGAATCGTTCACTGCTCGTTACACACACGAAACCATCGCTATGGCGTTCGCATTGACAGAAGAAGCCGTTGAGGACAACCTCTACGACCGTCTGTCTGGCCGTTACACCAAAGCATTGGCTCGTTCAATGGCTAACACCAAGCAAGTTAAAGGCGCTTCTGTATTGAACAACGCCTTTACTGGCGGTGCTTATGCTGGTGGCGACGGTGTTGCTCTGTGTTCTACAGCGCACCCAACCGCTTTGGGCCCTAACTTCAGTAACACTCCTGCAGTTGCCGCTGACTTGAACGAGACTTCTCTCGAGCAAGGCATCATCGACGTAGCAGCGTTCACTGACGAGCGTGGCTTGCGCGTGGCTTTGACTGTGCGTAAGATGATCGTTCCTAAGGAACTCCAGTTCACGGCTGAACGCCTGATGAAGTCTACTCTGCGCACCTCTAGTGCAGACAACGACATCAACGCGATCAAGTCTATGGGCTTGGTTCCTGAAGGTTACGCTGTCAACCACTTCTTGACAGACACCAACGCATGGTTCTTGATCACTGATGCGCCTAACGGCCTCAAGATGTTCGAGCGTTCACCAATCAAAACTGCCTTTGAAGGCGACTTTGACACTGGTAACGTCCGTTACAAGGCCCGTGAGCGTTACAGCTTCGGCTGGTCTGACCCACGTGGTATCTACGGTTCTCCCGGCGCGTAAGCAAACGGAAACAGAAAAAGGGGTCTTCGGACCCCTTTTCTTTTTTTGTAGATGGTGTATATTCAAGACATTCCGGTTTCCCGGCGTATCTAACTAGTTCCCGGACTAGACGACATGCAGATAGATACGCCTCAACTTGCATGTAAGGATCAATTATGGCTAATACCACATTTAACGGACCAGTTCGTTCCCAGAACGGCTTCCAATCTATTACTAAAAGCGCTACCACTGGCGCAGTTACTGTTAATGGCACTTTTGGTGCTGCTACCAGCGTGACTACTTTAGCAGCTACCACTGTAACTGCCACTAATCTGGTCTACACCGATCAAAACCACCCTACAACCGTTGCCATCAACGCAACGGCTGTTGCTACTGCAGCACAAGTTGCAACTGGCTACATCACTTCTACTTCAGCATCTCCAACAACCATTACCCTCCCTACTGGCACGTTGCTTGGCGCGGCTATTGGAGCGACGCAAGGAACTGTGTTGGACTTGTATGTTGATAACACTGCTGGCGCATCAACTGTGACCATTGCTGTTGCAACCAACGGTATTTTGTCTTCAGCTGCTGCCGACACCGCAGGTAGTTTTGGTGACTTGACTATTGCCGCAGGTGCAACTGGTCTGGGCCGCTTCTTTAGCAGCTACCACTGTAACTGCCACTAATCTGGTTTATACCGATCAAAACCACCCTACAACCGTTGCTATTAATGCAACGGCTACAGCTACTGCAGCACAAGTTGCAACTGGCTACATCACATCTACTTCTGCTGCTTCTACTGTTATCACACTGCCTACTGGCACGTTGCTTGGTACTGCCATTGGAGCCACTAGAGGCACTGTGTTGGACTTGTACGTTGACAACACTGCGGGCGCATCAACGGTGACCATTGCTGTTGCAACCAACGGTATCTTGTCTTCCGCTGCTGCTGACACCCCCGGTAGTTTTGGTGATTTGACTGTTGCTTCTGGTGTGACCGGTCTTGCCCGTTTCACCATCATGTTCTCTAGTGCAACTGCCTACGTGTTTACTCGTACGGCTTAATAGGAGCTCATCATGGGCTTTCAATTTGACGTAAAAGCAAAAACGATGACTAGTACCGGTGCAACCGGTATTGGTCTACCGCGTGCTCGTATCAAAGGGGTATATGCCCTATTGGCGTCTACCGCCGGTTCAATATCCTTCAAGGATGGAGGTTCGGGCGGCACAGAACTTCTTAAGTTTGATACCCCCGTAAGTTCTGCTACAGGCAACATGTATGTCATCATTCCAAATGATGGCGTTCGTTTTGAAGCAGACCCCTATCTCACCCTCACAAACGTGACCTCTGTCACATTTTTCTACGGATAAGGAGTCCAAAATGGGACGTGCAACAAAAATGGAAGA